CGGCGGATTGCTTGCGTAAGAAAAAAATTGTCCGCTGTTCAAAATTGTGATACAAGTGAATTACAGATAAATGAAAATACTTATACCATATAAACCTAAGGCTACTGGTATAAGTATTTTCCTTTGTATGTAATTTTACTATGGAAACTCTACATATAAGCACTTATAAGCACCTACAAAATAAAGTTAGTGCCTACACTATTTGCTGCTTGTGCATCCATTTCAGGCATCCAATGGGCATAGAGATCAAGCGTGATCTTTATAGAAGCATGACCCAACCTCTTAGACACTTCTTTTGGGTTGATACCTTTCAAAAGGAGCTGAGTTGCATGATAATGCCTGAAGCAGTGAAAAGTGAAATGCTCTGGTAAATAATCACAGCCTTTAAGAAAACGGTAGATACGGTTGATCGCCGTCTCGTACTTGACTTGCACCCCGTTTTGTCTCCATAACTTTGTTGAGACAGGGGAGGGAGGAATGTTGTTTAACACCTCCATCAGTATATCAGGCTGCACATAAATAATTCGTCTTGATGTTGCTGTCTTTAAAGGACTACCACTCCCGAAGCGTGTAAGTTGAGAGTGAACACTTATCGTATACCTTTCAAGATCAATGTCCTTTCTATCAAGATCAAGAAGCTCACCTATACGCATCCCTGTGGCAACTGCAAGTAAAAAGAGGGGATAGAGCTGAATGACATCCTTGTTTGCCTTTTTATCATACTCATGGGCTTCATTTAAGAGCCGCTTCAGTTGATCTTCTGAAGGTAGTGTTAAGGTATCTACACGTCTAACAGGCAACTGTCTCTTCTTCGTATGTTTAAGAGGAGACACATTGAGTAGACCTCTGGCTACTGCAAAATTCATAACGGCTGCTAGTTTATCCTTTAGCGCCCTTATGGTACTTGGATTCATCTTAGTGCCATCCCGCTTTGTTATTTTGTCAATGACGAAATCTATTAGTTCGGGAGTGATCTTGTCTATCCGATACTGATAGAGGGGCTCAAATAATGCCTTTATAGCAAAGTTATAGTTTAGACGTGTACCTTCTGTAAGTGTATCTTCTTTAGTGTTTAAGAAGATGTCGACTACTTCTTTAAAATATAATTTGTCTGTATGTGTAGAAAGGCCTGCTTGCACTCGAAGTTCGGCAACACGTCGCATCAGTTCTGTTTTTGTCCTTGCGGTGACTGATCGCCGCTTCTGTTTACCATCAGCCCCTACACCGAGGGTTATAGTCATTTTGAGCCTACCGTTAGGCATCTTAGTGATCGAGCCTTCCCCTTTTGGTCTCCGTTTACTAGACATAATACATTCCCCATTTCAGAGTTGAAAATTTGAAAATAAATTCGTGCCCATATATGGATTGGCGGCGAACCGGCTGTCCCCCGTGCGGGCCTGCGCACCCGGGCATCCCACAGGCGCGCGCGTCAATGAAGGTCACCCGCCGGCAGCTCCGGGCTGCCCTATGCCAACCCTACGATAACACGCGCACACGCATAGGCGCACGTTAATGAATCCGGAGATCACGCCGGGTTGCCTGAAGCAATCCTAACACGATTACTATAACGCTTGTATTTCTAGGCGTCAATAGGCGCGCGGGTGCTTATGTTAAGCGCTATCTTGTTGTGTCTTGGAAAATAATTGTTGTCTGAAGGATTAGATAGGGCAGGGTTTAAAAATTTGCTTTAGTGTACTAAAGGATATTACAAATTATAAGGGTTAAATACAGAACATATGTGTCTTTTAGGGTGCGGGGAGGTGTCTATGCGTTTTTGGAATAAAACATAGTGGTTTAGTATGCTTTAGAAAAATCTATCTGTGTAAGACATATAAAACATACTATATTACTATGTTTTAGGGAGACACAAAGGTTACATAACATCCGGCAACCTCCACGCAACCCTAAAGCACCTCTAAAACGCCCGAAAATACCCCTAAAACGTCTTAAAATACTCATCGCATAAAATCTACCAAACGCACAAAAAGACAGCCTTAAAACGGCTGTGAGCGGGGAGGCAGAAACATATAGGAATGAGACTGTACACTTATAGATAGCTTGTGATATACTAAAAATGTCTTAAAGATGGCTAAAGGAGACTATAAACCAATGAGAATAATGATCTATATTGTGGATGTTATTATATTACTAGCGATCTTATTTGGCAGTCTTATGATAGTTGCCTTATTAGCTGATCTGATAGCACCACAACTACTTAATGCACCTACGGGAAGTTATAGTAGCGCTTACCGTGTCTTAGCTATCTTTTGGTTTGCGGGGGCGTGGACGATCACTAAAATATGTCATAACCGCATAAAAGAACACCTTGAAGAGCATAGTATAAAAGAAACATCAATAAGCATATTACAACTGTTTGTAGTTGGGTTTATGACGCTTTTTGGTATCATACGTATTATCATAAATATATTATTTCCGATTGCGGTTATATACATAGCATATCATTTTTGGATGCATTAAGATAATACAAAATAGCCCTACATGTTGCAACGATCTATAAGCTGCAATATGTGGGGTTATTTTGTTGTTTTATCTAGTGCCTTTTTTATTCTCTTCGTCAGCTATCCAATCTAACATTAGATTCCGGACGATCGCAGATGAATTATAACCTTTCTGCTTACAAATTGCCATAAAGCGCTTTTTTGTCTCTTTGTCTAATCTTATCTGATAGAACACATTCATTTCTTCCCGGTCATATATTTTCATTTTTTTTATCACCTCCTTAAACTCTTGAATCCATTATAACACAAGGCGTTATGACGTGTCACGAAAAATCATGAAAAAATTTTTGAAAAAAGGTATTGACATGTTATGACGTGTTGTGATATTCTACAATCGCCAACAGGGATGAAACCTTGAAGGCAAAAAATTTTAAGGTTTTGTGTAGTGACAAGTCACAACGAAAAGGAGATTACACCATGCTAACAAGAGACGAACTAAAAGAAGCCTATCTCGACCTGCGAGACTATGCAATCGAGCTCGAAGAACGGGTTGCATACCTTGAAACCCTCCTGAAGCACTCCCGGGAGAGTGAAGCAGAACTCGAAGCCAATATTAAGGAATTAGAAGAAGAACGCGACGCGTACGACGCGGAAGCCGCCGGATATTGGGAAGTTATCAAGGAGTTACAACAGGAAAACAGCGCCCTTCGTGACCGCCGAAAGGCGAATCTCAAATGGATCGCCGGACTTGTAGGGGCAGCCTACACGTTAGCCGGCCACACCGGAGCGGGAGAAGAAACCCTAGAAGAGTTAGAGGACCTCCGGGACATTGTAACGGAGACAGTCGCACACATGCTAAAGGAGGAGGATTGAATCATGGAGACAGTAACACGCACGATTCGCGGCATCAAATGCCGGTACAGCCACACAAGCCTTAAACAAGGCTATGTTAGCCGGGTGACCCCCAACCCGGAACATCCCTCCTCTAAAGGCTACTACGAACCCTACTCCGGACGCTTCGGGGAAGGTTTCGCGGAGCTAGAACCTAACTGGAACAGCACGCAGTACTGTTACATATCCTACTGGATAGCACTCTAAACCGATCAATCAACCTAGCGGAGACGGGGACACCTCTATAATCTTGTGTCTCCTCTCCAAAACACAAGGAGGAAAACCAAAATGATGAAGGCACTTGAAGCACTTGTAAGCGTCCACGGTTATAAAAGCGTCGGTAATCATGCCGTAGCGAAAATTGCGTCTGTCTCACTTTATATCAAACATAACAGCGAAAGAGTTCTTGTCCCGGAATGGAGAGAGGCTCACGGATTCAACCGCTGTTTCCTCTACCACGGAAATAAAATCTGCCTTGTCGATGATCGGCGCAAGCGCATCATCCTTACAAACGCCGGATGGAGAACCCGCGGCACCGCACGGGCACTTAACGACTACCGCCGGTATTTCGTGGAGGAGCTAGGTTATACGGAGTGGTAATAGCCGCATCGCCGGGATAGCAAGGAGGATATGTCGTTATTGTGTCTCCTCCTTGCACCAAAACCGGGGTTATCGCACTGATAGTTAATTTGCAAGCGCATAACCAGATAGAGTAACTTTTTAGAACAGACATATCAAAAAGGAGAAATGCAACCATGAAAAACTATCTCAACAACCTTGAAAAGTCCGTCCTTTCTATGATGATTGACAATCTCGACGACATGGAGGGCCGGGAAGGCTACGTTTCTGATCTTGCGTTTGACCTTTTCGAAAGTGAGAACGCAACCGGAAGCATCACTTGCAACGCGTGGGCTGCTGAAGAATGGATAGGTGAACACTTTCATGATCTGGGCGATGTTGTATCAAACATTCAAGATGAGTGGGGAGAGACATTGAACCCATTTGCAAGCCCGGAAACATTTCAAGTCCAAGTGGTTATCTTCCTCGCCGGTCATCTTATAGACTGCTCCGACTTTGTCGCTCGACGCTATGAAGAGGAATGCGACGCTATCACTTATGACGCAGAGATCATCGAGATCATCCGGCGGGAGTGGGAAGAAGCACTCGACGCCTAGGAAACAGCCAGAGGAGGAGGGGACGCAGCAGAACTTGTGTCTCCTCCGTGAACAGAGAGGAAAGGAAAATTATCATGTACACATGGGACGAACTACAAGCAGCCGCTGATCGCCTTGCCGCAAAGGAAAACTGCCAATTCGATACGGTCCTCTGCGAAGGGGAAGGTAAGAAACTTGTCGTGCTGCATGGCTTCCATGGAAATTTAAAAATGGGTCTTGCCTACATGGTGCAAGAAGCAGACGCCAATTTAAGGACTGATGAAATCAATCGATTCGGGGCAAGCCTTTGTTACCTTGACAACCTAGAGACCGGAGAATGCGCAGAGTTAGAGGAGTGTATTCAAGAATTTAAACGCGACTTAGAAGCAGAACAAGAACGCCGCGAACGTAAGGAGCGCGAAGATCAAGCAGCACGAGCAGAAGCCGAACGGCAGCGCTTCCACGGATTCACGGACGGGATGTCCCCAATGGGAAAGGGGAAAGTTGTCAAGATACTTAGCAAGCGGTACCGCTGCGATGAAGGCATTATGACGCGTGCGGAGCGTGTAGAAATGATGGCTGCGGCGGGCGGACACCTTTCCACATGGACGAATTCGCGGGGGAATACAGAGTATCGCATTCACGATCAAAAGGGATGGTTTTACACCGTCACAAAGACGGAATACGAATACTTTCAATACCTTAAATCCCGTTAAAAGTGCAGGGGCCGGGGCGCTACGTTGCGCCCTAGGGCCGGCCAATCAGACAAGACACAGGAGGAGATCACCATGACGGAGACAGTCACTATTACAAGGGCTGAGTATGAATATTTAACTGCGGAGTTTAAGCGGTTAGATGCATTCGTGTTAGACGTACTTAGAACCTACGACGAGCAGAGCGCATATGTTGAAGAGTTGGAAGCAAAGATAGCCACCTTGCTGAAGGGTCAATCCCGATGCTGCCTCTAAAAAATTGTTAAAATAAATATAGAGTACGTTTTGATTAGGTGAAAGGAGGTGATAAGAACGTCTATATTTTATATGCCTTAATTAGAACGTATGTACTTTTTTCTAGGTGGTACACAAGTCAGAGAAAAATAACAGGAGGTTATCTAATGGTTACTCAAAATACTTTTGAAAACTACGCTGAACAGTTTGGAAGCTTATACGAAGATCAGCTTCAACTAGAAGCTCTCGCAAAAAACGAAGCAGAACAAGCAATGTTGAAATCTCTTGAATCCGCACGTCTAGCAGGGGAAGCCGGACAAGGAAAACTAGGAGAAAAACTAATGCTGCATACATGGCAAAGTTGCCGAAACAACATTAAAACACTGGTTGCAGAAGCTAAAGCTCCTAAAAAGACAACACAAGGTCCATGGTTAAAAGCAATGAAAGACCTCCTAGCTATTTATACGAAAGATGAAGAACGACTTGAAGATATCCTTGTTTTATCGGGGCTGAGTAAAGCAATAGATTGTGTCTTTATGACACAGAACCCACAAAATAGAACAGTCTCAAATGTGGCCTATCAGATCGGACAAGAAATCTGCAAAGAAGCTGCAATAGAACGGTTTTATCAGTGGGCGGAGGAGACCAAAGATATTGATGTTACACAGCTCCGATTTTCTATGGAAAAAGGAATTGAAAGACGCGTGCGTAACTCTTATCGGGTTGTCTATGCCATTAATCGAATGCATAAAGAAGGGTTCGCGGGTTTTAAATGGAGTAAACCAACAGAAATAGCATTAGGCGCTAAAATCCTTGAAATGGTCGTTGCCGGGAGTAATTACTACCGCATAGAAACCATTATGATTGGAACAAAACCAATGCCGGCATTGTTTATGACAGAATGGTTTGAGACTGCATGGAATCAAAACGAAGGTAATATGATAGCGAATGCTGTCAAATATCCTCCGACGATCATTCCTCCGCGCCCATGGTCCACACCATATGAAGGGGGATACTACGGGGCGGCAATGCTTGGCGTTCAACTTATTAGAATGGGAGGATATAACAACAACTTTGTGTCTGAATATGTACGAAAACTGAATGCCGTCAACCTAGACAAAATATATAGTGTTCTCAACGCCCTCCAAGAAACCGCCTTTGTCATCAACAAAGACATCCTGCACGTCCTAAAAGATATATATACAAGCGGAGGAGAGCTCGGAGGCGTCCCACGTACAGAGCCAATACCAAACCTTCCTAAAAAACCTGAAGGAACCCCGGCCGAAGAACTGCGGGAGCACAAGCGGAAGATGACAGTAATTTATAAGCAGGAGGAAGCTCGCAAAAGCAAGGCCCTCCGCTTCAAGATTGCCCTCACCACCGCTGAGAAATTCTCACAGTATGAGAAAATTTACTTCCCGTGGAACATTGATTACCGGGGGCGCTGCTATCCAATCCCAACAGCAATCAACCCACAAGGCGATGACATTCAAAAAGCCCTGCTCCTCTTTGCAGAGCCTACGCCCCTCGCCGGGGATGATGACACAAAGTGGTTAGCAATCCACGGGGCGAACCTAGCCGGCCGGGACAAGCTCACCTTCGCTGAGCGCATCCAGTGGGTTGATGACAACAAGGATAATATTCTTGCGTCTGCCTCCGACCCGCTCGGTTGTATATGGTGGTCTGAGATCGCAAAGAACGATTATCCGATGGAGTTCTTAGCGTTCTGTATGGAGTGGAAGAAGCTCCTTGACTACAAGGCGCAGTACGGCACCGCCGCAGGCTTTTTGTCATCCCTCCCGGTCGCTTTTGATGGTACCTGCTCCGGCCTTCAGCACTTCTCCGGGCTGCTGCGGGATGAGATTGGAGGAGCAGCAGTCAACCTTAGGCCTTCCGATCAGGTGCAGGACATTTATAGCCTTGTTGCTGATAAGGTCAACCTTGTGCTACTGCAGGATGCGGAGACAGGCACCGAGGACACCCTAAAATATGACAAAAAGGGAGATGTTATCACAGACAACGAAGGGAAACCTCGTAAACTCTACGGGACAAAGACCCTAGCGCAAAACTGGGTTGTCTTTAACCGCCTAAAGTATGCACAGGACGGTATCACCCGTAAAGTATGCAAACGCAGCGTCATGACCCTTGCTTATGGTAGTGAAAAATACGGATTCAAAAAGAATCTACGGGCAGACATCATCGACCCATTTGTCTTAGAGCATCCCGATGACAGCCCCTTCATTTCACCAGAGCAAGCCGCAAAATATATGGCAGATTTAATATGGAACGCAGTTAGGGAGACTGTTGTTAAAGCTGTTGAGGGAATGGCATGGCTTCAAAAGATTGCAAGATTAATCTGCAAAGAAAACCATGTTGTGACATGGACGACCCCGAACGGCCTGCCAGTACAACAAAATTATTTTGAATCCTATCAAAGAACACTAAGCCTGCGGTTTAACAAGGCACGTGTACGATTCTACACAAGAACAATACATATCGAAGAGGCAGATAAAAAAGAGCAAGAAAAAGCTGCAAAGAAGAAAAAAAGCGGTGTCTGTATTGACAGTGAAAAACAGGCACAGGGCATCGCCCCCAACTTTATTCACAGCATGGATGCAGCACATCTTCAACGTGTTGTCAATAGTGAATATGAGAAAGGCAATCGAAACTTTCTCATGATTCATGACAGCTTCGGAACAGATGCAGCACATGCCGGAAGCCTCTTCCGAACCATCCGGGAGGAGTTTGTTAATCTCTACAAAGATCAGAACCACCTTGCGAACTTCTTAGAGCAGGTCTCTTATCTCATTAATGAGACTGATAAGGTTCCGAAGCTTCCGAAGTTTGGCAAACTAGACCTTGAAGAAGTCAAGAAGTCAGACTTTTGTTTTGCGTAATAGATCAACGAAAGGACAAAGACCATGAGGATAATACAAAAATTCAGATGTGAGGGCTGTGGAAGAGAGTATATAGACAAAAAGGAGGTACAGTGTTGTGAACAACGACATTTACGTCCTATCTCCATAGAGTATCAATATCCAGACAGAAGCATGCCTCAACTGACCTATCCTTCTGAAGTGTGTCTTAGCTTTAGTGATGGGCGACAAGTGTTTTATAAAGCGATACCTTTTTAATATCTCTCTAAGGTGGTACACAAGTCAGAGAGAAAGACGCTTTGATCTACCTTCTGATTATCTTCAAGGTGTACCTTAACCATTACTACTATTATTACCCTAAAAAGAAAGGCTTATAAGTTTATATATAATATATAATATCTTGTTTGTCTTTCCAAACTATGTATCTTAAAGGAGTACAGGATGTTTAATTACAAGAACCAAGAGCTTTCTGGGTGCGACTTTCATGGACAGGATTTGAGCTACGTTGATTTCAGTAATGCCAATCTCACTGGAGCATGTTTCAATGACGCTAATCTTACACGGGCAAACTTTACTAATGCAAACTTGAATGGAGCAAAGTTTCACCGGACAGACCTTACATATGCTTTCTTGGACAATGCGAACCTCTGGTCAGCACATATTGTTCACAGCAACCTTATTGGAGCGTCATTTGTCGGTGCAGACCTGAGTTTTACACTCCTGGATACGGTCGACCTTACAGGCATCAATCTTACCGATGCAAACATAAAATATGTGAGTCTCGTTAATACGACGTTTTATCGTGTAATGGGTGTAGATGTCATCCAAGTCGGTCCGGTCAATGGTCTTTATGCAGCTTATCTCATAAATAAGGACTGTGTCATATCGGATATATTTACATGGTTAGACGAGGATCGTTCACTTGCACACTTTAGGGAAGTTATTATTAAAAATTTTAAAGGTAAGACGCAAAAACTCCGCTACTATGAAGCATTGCTATCCTTCTTTGAGACGTATGCAGGTATACTTGTGACAGGTACCACACCTTCATAATCAGCCCTTCAACTTCATATCCTTTAGTCAACTAAAGTCTCTCTTCCTGAGAGGCTTTTGTTTTTTGTTGTCTTTTTCTATCACGAAAGGAGGCGGCGTTTCTATGCCTGCCAAGAAGAAAACCACATCCACACCAACACCCGACATGCCGAATCTCTCTGTCAAGCTCAAAGACCTCCCCGATGACCCCAACATGGCGAAAATCGTGCAGGTCGTCCGGCTGCATCCTGCTGCAAGATTGCCTATGAAGCAGACGGCAGGTTCTGCATGCTTTGATCTTGCTATTTTGGAAGATACCTACATCCCTCCAATCAAGGCTGTGGATTTTCCGAGCATCCTTCGCACCGGGCTTGCCTTTGCTATCCCCGAAGGCTGCCACATGAAGGTGTTCCTGCGCTCCTCCGTAGGAGCAAAGTCGAACCTCCGGCTTGCCAATCATGTTGGCATCATTGACAGCGACTATCGTGGTGAGGTGCAGCTTATTATTGAGAACCTTGGACGCTCCGGGATTCACCTACCGGCCGGCACTCGTATCGCTCAGTTCCTCATTGAGCAGAACGTCCCTGTCGTATTTGAGGAGATTGATGAGCTCGAAATGACTGAACGCGGTACTGGCGGCATTGGCTCCACAGGGAAGGTGTAATCATGGCAGCCTTAGACAAACATTATCAGGGTGAAGTACAGCCTATTCAGCTTATGCAGGCCCAGATGAGCAAAGAGGCATTTGAAGGCTTCCTGCGCGGCAACATCATCAAGTACACCTCCCGTCTCGGGAAGAAAGATGCCCCCATCAAGGAGACGGCAAAGATACTGCAGTATGCCGTGTGGCTCCATCAGAGCGTAAAAGGAGAGGAGCTGACGTTATGAGAGTGATTGAAAAGTATGTATGTGAGTGCTGCGGGAGAGAGTTCGTTCTTCCGTCTGATGCTGAGTTATGCGAGAAGCGCCACCTGCACCCACAACGAACCGACTTCATCTATCCGGAAGGGCATTTTAATGAGACTACCTATCCGAGCGAAGTTCGGGTTCACTTCGAAGATGGCAGCTTCGCTGTCTATACGGACAAAGGTCGTGTGCCGCCTCGGAAAGACAAGGCTCCCGCAGGTGGTACACAAGTAGAAGAGAAAACCTCTTCGCAAAAATAATCCACAGCAAGAAAGGAAAACATCATTATGGCAAAGACAACCTACAAGACCGGCACGACCGGCATCGGGGAGTTCAACTTCCCGCACCTCCTCGACACCGAGGAATTTCAGGGCAAGGACACCGGCAAATTCTCCGTCTCCTTCAAGCCGAGCGCGGCCGACAAGAAGCGCCTGCTCAAAGAGATTGATGCAGAGTGGCAGAAGTTCAAGGAGAGCGAGGAAGGCAAGAAGCACAAGTACAAGTACGACTATGCCAACGGTCTCAGCACCTATCAGGATGAGGAGTACTTCAAGTTCAAAATGCAGAAGGTCATCCAGACCAAAAAAGGGGATTGGGTGCGCCGTGTCCCCATCTTTGACGCCACCAATAAAGAGATTGGTGCCGAGCTCACGAGCATTGGCAGCGGCACGCGTGGGCGCATCGCATATGAGCTCATGCCGTACTGGATGAATGACAAGAACTACGGTGTGTCTCTGCGCCTCACGGGCGTACAGATCATTGAGCTCCGTGAGCAGGGTTCTGTCTCCGGCGATTCCCTTGGATTCGCTGTGGAGGAGGGTTACACCTACAAGGCTCCCGCAGAGCCTACACCCTTCGACGATGACGAGGCAGCTCCTGGAGAGGATGACGACTTCTGAGGAGACTAGCAGGCGGGAGGTATAGCTATAAGCCCTCCCGCGGACACCGCTCGGGATTAGAGGACAGCATTGCAGCACAGATCAAAACCATTGAGAAGAAAGAGGTCTATGAGCAGCGCAAGCTGTCCTATACCATCCCCGAGAGCATCCACACCTACACCCCTGATTTTGTCTTATCCAACGGCATCATCATTGAGGCAAAGGGCCTCTTTGAGACCGCCGATCGGCAGAAACATCTGCTTATCAAAAAACAATATCCGCACCTTGACATACGGTTCGTATTCAGCAGCCCTAAACACAAGCTATATAAAGGCAGCAGCACAACCTATGCAGATTGGTGTGAGAAGCATGGCTTTCGCTATGCAGCAAAACTCATCCCCGCATCGTGGTTCCGTGAATCGCAGAAAGACATAACAGGGCTGATTGAAAAGACCAAAAAGAAAGAGAAGTGAATATGAACCCACAGAGATTACAATTTAAGGAGCGTGATGTAACCAAAGGAATCCACATTACTTACAGTATGGCTGACATCCCGCTCGACGAGTACGAGAAGCACGTCATGCGAGATGGGTGGTTCAGCGTTGGTTTTCATTACATCATCCACCCGGATGGCAGAGCCGAGGCGGGCATTCCCATTACGCAGCATGCCGACCCCTCCATTGAGGGATGGCAGGACAGCATCTGCATCCTCCTTATGGGAGCACCTGAGGGGCAGAGCACAGCACTCCAACGTGCCGCCATTGATACCATCGCACGGGAGCACAACGTCACACCCGTCTACTAGGAGGGGTTATGTCAGACATCATTAATGCCCATCTGCCTTGCCCCGACTGCGGGAGCAGCGACGGCATGACAGAGTACACAGACCACACCTTTTGTTTTGTCTGTGAGAAGTGGACGCCGACCGGAGGAGGAAGGAGGAACGCACCCATGCCCAAGGGACTTATCCCAATGGGAGATATGGAATATCGTGCACTCAGAGCACGCGGCATCCGCGAGGACACCTGCCGCAAATATCATTACACATGCACACGGGACAATCATGGTAACCCCCTGCAAGTCGCCAACTACTATGGTGATGAGGGGCGCATTATCTTCCAAAAGACCCGGGACAAAGACAAAAACTTTTGTGTCTTAGGCGAGAAGCAGCATCGCTTCTTCGGGCAGCACCTCTTCCACAGCGGGCGAAAGCTCGTCATCACAGAGGGCGAGATCGACTGCCTCACCGTGTCGCAGGTGCAGGGGAACAAATATCCTGTTGTCTCCATTCCCTTCGGCTGCCAGAGTGCACATAAGATATTTCGTGAGAACCTTGATTGGCTCTTAGGCTTCGAGGAGATCGTCGTCATCTTTGACGAGGACGAAGCCGGACAAAAGGCAGCCAAGAAGCTCAGCGGAATCCTGCCACCGGGCCGTTTGAAGATCGGACATCTACCGCTTAAAGACCCCAACGAATGTCTCCTTGCCGGCCACCCCGATTACATCGTGTCAGCTATATGGAATGCTGAAGAGTATCGGCCTGACGGCATCCACAATGCAAAGGACATGCTCAGTACACTCCTTGCAGATGATGCAGACATAGAGAGTTATGCCTTTCCGTGGGCACCCGAACTGACCCGCATGACACACGGCATCCGAAAGGGAGAGCTGCTGCTTTTAACGGCCGGCAGTGGTATTGGGAAATCTACAATGGCCCGGGAGCTTGCCTACGCCCTACATATGCGCGACGGGCTGAAGGTTGGCATGGTGATGCTAGAGGAATCCCCAAAGAAAACCCTGCGTGACCTCATGTCCATCCATCTCAGCAAGCCGTTGCATCTCATGTGGAATGACAAAACCAAGACTGAGATTGAGGAGCATTACAACGAGGTGTTCGGTGATGGAGGCATCCTGCTTTACGACCACTTCGGAAGCATCGAGAGCGACAACCTCCTCGACAAGATTCGGTACATGATTGTCACCGGTGGATGCGATTTTGTGGTCTTAGACCACATCACCATCGCTGTCACCGCCATGGATGATACTTCGGTGGATGAGCGCCGGACCATTGATCGTCTTATGACAGCCCTTCGGAGCCTCATAGAGGAGACCAAAGCAGGTATTATTGTTGTCTCCCACCTCCGCAAGACCGACACAAAGTCCTGCCCATTCGAGCAGGGAGGCACCATCACACTGGATGACCTTCGTGGTAGTGGCAGCCTGAAGCAGCTCCCTGATACCATTCTTGCCTTAGAGCGCGATCAGCAGGCAGAGAGTGAGGATGACCGCAACACCCTTCGTCTGCGTGATCTGAAGTGCCGTTTCACAGGCAACACAGGCCTCGCAGACAAAGTACGTTTTAACAAAAAGACCAATCGTTTGGAAGAGATTGACCCCCTCGACGTAGAGGAGGTACAGGAAGGAGAAGATGCAGAATGTCCATTTTAATCCCTGTTGCAGGCACGGGCATCACACTCAATGAAATTCCCGGTCATATTGCATTTTACATAGAGATTGGTAACTGTACACAGAGGTGCCCCGGCTGCCACAGCCCACATCTCAGTATGCAGAATACTATGACATTCTACACTATTGAGAGTCTCGTTGACATCGTGGAGATATATGAAGAAAAAGGCGCAGATGCCATCGTCCTTATGGGCGGTACGACGAACGACATCCCTGTGGATGATCTTGTCGCTCTCCTCATGCGTCTCGGTCACATCCTCCCTGTTTGTCTTTATTCTGGGAGTGACGACGTGGTGCACGACTTCACCATTGCCGAACGTGCATGGCTTCGGTGGCTCAAAACAGGCAGCTATGACGCGGTCCGCGGGGGGCTCACCAGTCCCACGACCAATCAACGCTTCTATAAGTGTGACCGTCACTACCACTACACCTCTGAGGGCATATATACCGGTTCACATGTTGAGTTTGTCGACCAAACCTACCTCTTTCAAGACAAACAGAAAGGAGCATTATGCAGCTAACCTCGAAGCAGCTTCAGGACAGACAGTCCTTTATAGATAACTACATCAATGCCACTAACGCAGCGTCCGGCAGCGAGGTTGACAGCAATGCCAACGTCACGCATAAGACCCTTGCCACCTTGGAGGCAGAGCTTTACAAGCCTCTCACCATCCAGATCAACCGGGCGAAGGTCTGTGAGAAGCTCCGCAGCATGTTTGGTGGGGCAACAGCAACGCAGTACCTGAAAGACATCAGAGATCACATTATCTACGTCCATGACGAGAGCAGTCTCAAGCCTTATTGTGCCTCCATCAGCCTCTATCCCTTCCTCCTTGAGGGGACCAAGAGCCTCGGCGGTGTATCAGGCCCTCCGAAGAACCTGCAGAGCTTCTGTGGTGGCTTCGTCAATCTTGTCTATCAGGTTGCATCCAACTTTGCAGGAGCAGTCGCAACAGTAGAGTTCCTGCACATGTTCGACTACTTTGCCCGCAAGACCTACGGCAGAGCCTACCTTGAGACAAACAAGAAGGAGATCGAGCAGGAACTTCAGGGCGTTGTCTATGCGCTCAACCAGCCTGCCAGTGCACGGGGCGATCAATCCGTGTTCTGGAACATCAGCGTCCTCGACATGCCCTACATGCAGGAACTCTTTGGAGCATTCTATTACCCCGATGGTACGCAGGTTGACATGATGAGTACGCGGTACTTGCAGTTCTTCTTCATGGAGTGGTTCCGCAAGGAGCGGCAGAAGGAACTCCTCACTTTCCCCGTACTTACCGCCAGCCTCCTCACCACGAAGGACGGCTTTGCCGACGAAGTATTCCACAACTACTGCGCAGATCAGATGAGCAAGGGCCACAGCTTTTTTGTCTATATGTCTGATTCGGTAGACAGCCTTGCATCCTGCTGCCGCCTTCGGAACGAGCTTGTAGACAACACCTTCAGCTACACTCTCGGTGCCGGTGGCGTCGTCACAGGAAGCGCACAGGTCATCACCATCAACATGAATCGCCTCGTGCAGATGTATGCCGCTCATAGTGATTTCAGTCTGGTAGCGGGTTATGCCATTGAGCCTGTCATTAATCGCGTGCACACGTACCTGCTCGCAACCCGTGCCGTCTACGAGGACTATATCAACGCCGGCATGCTCCCTGCATACAGTGCCGGCTACATGGACATTGACAAACAGTTCCTCACCATTGGGTTAAACGGTGTTGTCGAGGCGGCCGAATACCTCGGCTATGACATTAGCAACAACGAGGCATACAAGAAGGGGCTTGCAGACCTTCTCGGTACATTCAAAGCCAAGAACAAAGAAGCCCTTGCGAAATACGGCAAACGCTTCAATACAGAGTTCGTGCCTGCCGAGAACCTCGGCGTCAAGAACGCCAAATGGGACAAAGAGTTGGGATTCCTAGAGGTCTATCGTGACTGCTACAACTCCTACTTCTACCGCGTAGAGGACACCAACATCACCATCCTTGACAAGATCGAGATGTACGGCAGAGAGATCACCGAGCACCTTGACGGAGGCAGCGCTCTCCACCTCAACCTTGAGCAGCTTCTCAGCTACGAGCAGGCCCTGCGCCTCTTCGAACTTTGCAGGAAGAACGGCGTCCCGTACTGGACCACCAACACGAAATGCACCATCTGCAACACCTGCGGCAAGATTGACCCTGAGACGCGGGACACATGCAGGCATTGCGGGAGCACTGACCTTGACTATGGCACCCGCATCATTGGCTACCTTCGGCGCATCAGCAGTTTTTCAGACGGCAGACAGCAGGAGGCGGCCCGGAGATACTACATCAAGTAACAAACATTCAAGACACAAAGGAGAGATGAATATGTTTATGATTCGTTTTTGTGAGAAATGCTGCGAGATTCTTCTTCATTGGTACGAGCGTATGCGAGACCTTCGGCTCGGTTATATTCGGCGTTGCATCTCCATCCGCAAAGGGCTCCTGCATGAGCTCGGTGTCGCAGAGGCACGGATTCATCTGAAGCAGGACAGCCTCACGCGCGAGATCGAACAGCTCAACATCCGCATGACGAAGGGGTGAGCTTATGCTCCTCTTCGACATCGAGACCAACGGCCTCTTAGATGAGACCACAGTACTGCACTGTATGGCAATCTGCGACACCGACACAGGTGTCATTGATGGTTATGGGCCTGCGCAGGTTCATCAGGGTGTAGAGCGTCTCATAGCTGCCTTGAAGAAGGGCGTTCCGATCGGTGGGCACAATATTATCAACTTTGATATTCCCGCCCTCAGTAAGCTTTATCCCTACTTTGTTGTCTCTCGTAAACAGCGCCCTCTTGTCATCGACACACTCATTTTGTCCCGGTTGATCTACTCCAATTTGGAGCAGAGCGATTTAGGGCTGATGAGAGTTGGCAAGCTCCCGAAGAAACTCTACAAGAAGCACAGCCTCAAAGCATGGGGCTATCGTCTCGGAGAGTACAAGGGCGAGTACGGAGAGCAGGAGGGGGCATGGCAGACTTACAGTCCTGAGATGCTTGATTACTGCAAACAGGACGTGCAGGTCACCGTGGCCCTATACAAGCGGTTGACAAAAGGAAGTTATTCCAAGCGTGCCATAGAACTAGAGCACGATGTTGCATGGCTCATGGCGCAGCAGGAACGCAACGGCTTCCCCTTCGACCGCGAGGGAGCAGAGGACCTTGAACGCATCTTACGGGAGCGACAGGCTGTCCTTTTGGCGCAGCTTACCGCAGCCGTCCCCCCTCTTCCGGACAAAGTATTTATCCCAAAGAGGGATAACAAGAAACTCGGTTACAAGAAAGGTGTCCCCATTCAGCGCTATAAGGACTTCAATCCAAACAGCCGAAAGCAGATTGAATATGTCTTTCGGCAGCTTCACACATACAACCCCGATAATCCCGACCTCTACGACACCCCCGAGGAGTGCAGCGATTACAAACGGTATCGTCTCAAAATTGATGATGAGACCTTTCGTTTCATCAAAGAGGATGAGAGTGCACCTGAGGAGGTCCGTTCCCTTGCATCCATCATGGAGGAAGCCCTTCTGATCGGAAAGCGTCTCGGACAACTCGCTGACGGCAAGAATGCATGGCTCAAAGAGGTGAGAGAGGACGGGCGTATTCACGGACATGTCATCACCAACGGCACTGTCACTGGCAGGGCTGCCCATTCTCACCCCAACGTCGCCCAAGTTCCTGCAGTAGACAGTCCCTACGGCAAGGAATGCAGGGCGCTTTTTCATGCCGGAGGTTGGACACAGGCGGGTGTAGATGCCTGCGGGTTGGAGCTGAGATGTCTCGCGCATTATATGTCTCCTTATGATGGTGGACAGTATGCTCACACCATCCTCAACGGCGACATACACACCATGAATCAACAGGCGGCAGGACTGCCCGAGCGTAATCAGGCAAAGACCTTCATATACGCCTTCCTCTACGGAGCAGGTGACGCCAAGATCGGACGTATTATCAAAGGAGATGTAAATGACGGAAAGACCATCAAACGTAGATTTCTACGCGCCACCCCCGCCATCAAGAAGCTTCGTGACGCTGTGCAAAACGCTCTTGTCGAAACGGATAAAGGCAGAATTATCCATTGGAAAAGGCACTACTTTCGCGGTCTCGATGGACGGCTACTCCATGTGCGCAGTCCTCATTCTGCTCTTAATCTGCTACTTCAGTCAGCAGGTGCTTTGATCTGCAAGAAGTGGATTGTCTTAACCGAGCAGCGTCTTATTGAGCGAGGTCTACGACACGGGTGGGATGGAGACTTTGCCCTTATGGCGTGGATTCACGATGAAGGGCAATGGGCCTGCCGCACCCCTGAGATCGCAGAGATCGTTGTCGCGGAGGCACAAGCCGCCATGCGTGAGACACAAGAGTTTTTTGGCTTCCGTATGCAGCTTGATACCGAAGGTAAGATTGGAAAGAACTGGGCCGAGTGCCACTAGGAGGGATGTATGAAAAGGGACGTATATTGGAAAGCACATGCTCTTTTAGAAGAGATAGCACACATTAGGTCTTTTGGGAAAATCATTCTAGAAGATAAAGTGACTATAAAAGGAGGACAAGAGAGCCTTGTACTCTCAGAAGCTTTATGCACTCTCTTCCAAAAAAGCTGCAAAGAAAGAATAAAAGTGCTGCAAGAGGAATTTAATAATTTGTAAGTCAGAGAAAGGAACATGCACATGATTAAGAAAGACCTGAAATGCCCGCGATGCGGTAAGACCCTTCTCCGGCTTTACGGCACCGCAATTCATTCCGTGCGCTGCACCTGCGGTCACTGGATTGATCTCAAAGAAAAACCAAAGCGGCCGAAAGAGGGGCGTGCATGATTTACAATGACTATCGCGCTAAGAAACACAAGGCGACACACGTCATCTTCAGCGGAGACGGGCCGGTCTATTGCACAATCTACTCTTCAAAACAGCGTGCCCTCCGTCGCCTCCTGTCCTGTTCACATGAGCCTATGTCGCTTCATGACACCTTCGGGCGCCTCATCGCCTACACAGATCATGGGAATGTGGTGATACGTCATGCCCACCGCTGAACTTATCTCCGCGACGCACGAGCCCTTAGAGCTCTTAAAGAAAGCTGCGGGGCAGTGTTATCAACGAGAAGCAACCGATGCCACCATCAAACATATCATCGAGGCAGGGCACCTCAGTGTTTTAGAGCACGCCTATGCCTCCTTTGCGGTATCATGCAGTCTCACCGTCCTCCTGCAGCTTACACGGCACCGGCATTTGTCTTTTACCGTGCAGAGCAGCCGGGGGACGCTTTTGGATGACCTGCATGAGACAGGCATCTTGCAGGTAGATGCTCAGAACAGGGGAGCACTCCATCGGTACCATCAGCTTGCGAGCGAGGGTTACCGCAAGGATGATCTTGCTTACATCCTCCCGAAGGGCATCACCTACCATCTTGTTGTCACCGGCAACTTTCGGGCATGGTTCGAATACCTTCCGAAACGCCTCTGCCAGAGAGCAACAGCAGAGCACAGAGAGCTTGCCAAGAAGATACATCACTTCTTGTGTCTTCTCTGCCCTGAAGTGTTTTGCCGTGTGCAGCTTCCATGTACCACTTGTAAAGAAAGGAGTTGTGCATTCAGTGATTGAGACACCGGATTACAACAGCACCTATGAACCCGAAGCGAATGCTGTGCGCTATGGGATGCAGGTCAACCCTAAAACATACCATGTTATGAGCACCCTCGAAAAGCTCGGGGAGAACCAAGTCCGCTACGGAGCACCTTATTGCCCTTGCCTCCCGAACCACAGTGAGGCAACCATCTGCCCCTGTCGTTACATGCGGGAGATGAAAGCATGCCGGTGCGGACTTTATGTCAGAAAGGAAGGAGAGAACAGTGTGCGTTAATACTGGTCGATATCCAAACCCCTCCTCTGTTGTCACTCCCGAGAAGAAAGGAAAATGCAGAATGAATGATCGACCCTTCATTGTCCCCGAAGAAGCCTTAGAAGAAGCCAGAGAAGTTGCACGGAATCGTAAGGATGAGCATGTGCCATTTCTTATGATGCACTGTCCCTGCGGTGGGGGACTATTTCATATCTCCACAAAGGACGAAAGCGCTGATGAGTACCGCATCATTTGTTCTGACTGCGGCAACACACTTGCGTCTGTAAGTCGTTACTCTCTCAATTTTTGGGGGAAGATCAACCGTCGTAAGGAGGATACCAATGCCAATACGACCCCCTGATATGGACATGATCGTCATTAACCTTCTCTTCCTCGGAATTGCGGTGGTACTCTTATGCGGCTGAAACTTTTGATCGACGCTGATATGTTTGCCTTCATGGCATGTGCTTCAGCCACCTACGAAGCTGAGTGGGAGAGCGGCATCAGCAGCTACTTTGCCGACTTCGAGGAGGTTAAGGCGAACTTCACGAGCCGACTGGATGCCGCCGTCGAGACAGCTCTTGACCGCCATAAATACACCGGAGATTATGACATCCTCTTGTGTCTTTCCGATCGCGACGATAACTTCCGTCGCCATGTACTTTCCACCTACAAGGCCCATCGCAAAGGACAAAAACCGCTCTGTTATTGGCGCCTTGTGGACTGGATGCAGGAGGAAGGCACGGTCTATCTGCGCCCCTCTTTGGAGGCAGACGACTGCATCGGCATCCTCGCCACATTGGAGAAGAACAAAGACAAATGCATCATCATCTCCGGCGATAAAGACATGCGAACCCTTCCCGGCTACCACTATGATTTCCTGCGGGATGTCTATGAGTACATCAGCGAGGAGGAGGCAGATCGGAATTTCCTTACGCAGACACTCACGGGAGACACAACAGATGGTTACAGTGGGTGCCCGAAGGTCGGGGCCGTGAACGCAGAACGCATCCTTGATGAGGATTGTTCATGGAATGCTGTTGTCAAGGCGTACGAAAAACAGCACCTGACGGAAGAGGATGCTCTTCAGCAGGCCCGTGTCGCCCGTATTCTGAGGGCATGCGACTATGACTTCAAGAAACGGGAGGTAAAGCTATGGACACCGAACGCAAGCACCTAGGCCTTTATGAACGGTACCTTATTCGAGAGAGCCTTCAGCATTGGAGACAAAAAGAAGTCTCATGGCTTATGGACACCTTCGGAGACATTGAGCACACTATCGTTTGTCTCGGCAACATGAGCGATCGCGGACAGGTCATCAAGCTCTCTCATCAGGGCGTCTTGCAGGGCATTGTTGCCTTTGATATTGGTTATACATGGTGGACACCCCATCGTGTCTGCACCGAGCTTTTTGTCTTAGCGTTCAAAGATGTTCATGGTTTTCAGAAGCATGCCATTAAGGCATTGGAGGATGTTGCACGGGATTATGGTGCGAAACTTATTGTCACAGGGAACATGTTCCAAAAGAACAACAACCTGATTGGCAACGGCTACAAGAAGCACGGCTTCCGTCAGGAGTGTAGCACTTATGTAAAGGAGGTAACGACCTAATGAAAGACAATATGGAGCGGGACATTCCGTATGTCTCCAAAGAACTGTGTGAGTATCTGCGCGAGCGTTTCAGCCTGCAGAACATCGTACATGACATCGAGGGGGAGAAGCGGGCCGAGCGTATTCTTGGCAGCATCGCAGGTATCAACAGCATCATTGAGACCCTCGAAGAGATTCAGATCATGCAGGAGGAAAACGATGGGCTTCGTGGGTAACATGCTGAAATCCATCTTCAGCCCATCCATCCCGCAGGCAAGCACACAGCAGCCAACCATTACCGGGCGCGATCTCGTTGCATCTACGGAGAGTGCAGACCCGAACGCCCCCCTTATGGGAGGCACAGACAACAAGAAGCGTCGGGGCATCGAGAGCCTTCTTGTCCCGACCGAATCCATCTTCAAAGGAGGAAACTGAATGGGTGGAGTAGGAAGAGTTTTTAGAAGTATTTTTGGCGGTGGGGGAGGCAGTACCACAGTTGTGCAGCAGGCACCTCCGGCCGCCATGCCCGCCGCACCTGCCGCAGATTCGGCGCAGCGTGCCGGAGAGGAGATCAGCAGCGTTAAGAAAAAGAAGCGCGGTAAGAGCAGTCTTCTGGTAAATCCGAACACACAAACAGCAGGAGGCGGCTCCACGGGGCTCAACATATGAGCGCCCCTCAGGATGGACAGAGGACCACCGCAAAGCAGCTTTATGCAAAACTGGAAAGCACGCGTAAGGTCTACACTGATCGTGCTGAAAAGTGTGCTGAGCTGACGATTCCAATGGCCTTCCCGAAGGAGAGTGACACAAGCTCTACCAAGTATGAGACGCCATACCAGTCCATTGGAGCACGCGGCGTCAACAACCTCACAAGCAAACTCATGCTTGCCTTGTTCCCGCCGAACGCCCCCTTCTTCCGGCTGTCTCTCGGCGACGAGGTACGAACGCAGCTCGGGGATGACCCGGCGACCGTGCAGGAGTGGGAGAGCGCCCTCAGCAAGATTGAGCGGCAGATCACAAACTACATGGAATCGCATCAAATGCGTGTCACTATGAATGAGGCAATGACGCAGCTTATTCTTGCCGGCAATGTCCTCTTGTTCCTGCCGCCAAAGGAAGGCGGGATGAAGCTCTATCGTCTGAACAGTTATTGTCTTTCCCGCGACGGCATCGGCAATACGACCGAGATTGTCACAAAGGAAAGCATTGCTTATGGAGCACTCCCGCCTGAGGCACAGCGCTGCATCGAGGGAGACAACATAGAGCCGCATAAGGCTTATGATGTCTATACGCATACCTATCTTGACGGAGAGGTCTATCGCTCCTATCAGGAGGTGGGAGACAACATCATCCCCGGCACTGAGCAGACCTATCCGAAGGATGCGAGCCCGTGGATTCCTCTTAGGCTACGAAAGATGGATGGTGAATCCTATGGACGCAGTTTTGTGGACGAATACCTCGGAGACCTAAAGGCGCTTGAAGCCCTCAGTAAGTCGGTGACCGAGGTCGCCGCCATCGCAAGCAACATCATCTTTCTGGTGAATCCTAACGCACAAACAAGAATCAGCGAACTCCAAAAAGCGAAGCCGGGCGATTTCGTACGCGGACGCTTGGAAGATATTACGGCCTTGCAGATCAATAAGACCGGTGATTTACAGGTTACCACGGCAGCAGTACAGAGCATTGAGGCACGCCTTTCCTATGCCTTCCTGCTCAACAGTGCCGTGCAGCGCAATGCCGAACGTGTCACCGCTGAAGAGATTCGCTATGTTGCACGGGAACTTGAGGACACTGTCGGCAACATTTACAGCATCCTTGCACAGGAACTGCAGCTGCCGCTTGTCCGACGCTTCATGAACCAGATGACCGGCACAGGGGCCATCCCCGACCTGCCGCAGGGTTCACGAGGTGTAGAGCCGACCATCACCACAGGAATCGAAGCACTGGGGCGGGGACATGATCTTGCCAAACTTGACACTTTCATTCGCTATGCCCAGGTCTTTCCTGAGGCGTTCCAGACAGCTGTCAAGCAAAACGAGATACTGTCTCAGATTGCAACCGCACTCGGACTTGATGCGTCCTCTGTTGTCAAGACACAGCAGGAGATTGAGCAGGAACAGCAACAAGCGATGCAGATGCAGATGGCACAGCAGCTTGTTCCCCAAGCAATGCAGCAGCAATAACAACAGAGAAAGGAACGATATATGGCAGAACAGAATACCGACGAGAAAGATAAGCAGGCACAGGAAGCACCTGTGGATATGACTGTCAAGGAGACCGGTGCCGGTGTTATTGTGGAGACACAAAAACAGGATATGAGCATTTCGGAGCCTGAGGCAGACCAGAACCCGACGACGCAGCAGCCTGAGACCCCTAAGGATGGGACACAAGACCTCGAACAGGACTTTCAGAAACAGCAGACCACCGAGCAGGAGGTCAAGTCTGAGCTTGCAAAAAACGGCATCGACTTTGATGCTCTCGCTGCAGAGCATGACGCAGATGGAGCGCTCAGTGCAAAGTCTCTGGAAGCGCTTGAAAAGGCAGGCTATCCGAAGGCCATTGTTGATGCCTACATTGCAGGTCTTGACGCACTGGCCGACCGCTACGTGCAGGAGGTCAAACAGATGGCCGGCGGGGAAGATGCCTATACACAGCTTGTGCAATATATCTCTACGCAGCCTCAGAGTGTCATTGACGGATTCAACGCCGCCCTTCAGACGGGCAACCTTGCCCAGATTCAGCTTGCCATTAATGGCCTCCGCGCCCAGATGACACAGCAGTTCGGGACAAACAACCCGAGCGTCATGGCAGGTCAGACCGGAGCAGGGACGCCTTCGGGCTACCGAACCACAGCGGAGATGACAAAGGATATGTCCGACCCCCGCTACCAGAACGACCCCGCCTTCACGCAGGAGGTCTACCGCAAGCTGCAGAACAGCAGCCTGTTCTAACTTCAGCCGATCGGCTTCCCTCATGGGAGGCCTTATTTTTTTTGTCTTTTCTTTAGAAAGAAGGAGATACCAACATGGCAAACGTAACTATTGCAAACCCGATGGCCGACCGCGGCGTCATCACCCCCGAAGAGAAGAAGCTTGCCCTTGCTCTCAAAGTCTTTGCGGGCGAAACCCTGACCGCCTTCCAGAAGGCGTCCGTCACGCATGGACATGCCCTTGAACGCTCCATTTCGAGCGGCAAGAGCGCACAGTTCCCTGTGTTTGGCCGTACGAAGGCACACTACCTGAAGGCAGGTGAGAGCCTTGACGACAAGCGCGAGAACATTCAGCAGTCCGAGCGTGTCATCAAGCTTGATGGCCTGCTCACGGCAGACACGCTGATCTTCGATCTTGATGAGTTTATTGCTCATTATGACTTTCGCTCGCCGTATGCTGCTGAGCTCGGCAATGCCCTTGCTCTCAGCTATGATGCTTCCGTCCTTGCAGAGTGTGCGAAGGAAGCGCTCAACACGCAGGAGAACGTCGCAGGCAACGGCCTCGGCGGCGTCATTGAAAAGACCATCACCGGTAACCCCGGGATTGACCGCGACACCGGCAGTGCCATCTATCAGGTACTGCTCGAAGCAAAGGCAAAGATGGCGAAGAACTATGTACCGGCAGGCGACCGCTACGCCTACATCACGCCGGAGTTCCACTCGGCACTTGCATCCGCACTTGAGTTCCTCAACCGCGACTATGGCGCAGGCGGTTCGATCACCGAGGGCAATGTCATTCGCCTCGCAGGCTTTGATGTCATTGAGTGCCCGCACATCACGCGCGGCGGCGATGACAACGCGAACGTCATGCAGGGCGATGGGCATGTGTTCCCGGCAGCCTATGCAGACAAGAACCCCATTGTCATCTGCCACAAGACGGCTGTGGGTGTCCTGAAGCTGAAGGACCTCTCTATGGAGCAGGGCCGCCGCATCGAGTACCAGGCCGACCAGCTTATTGCAAAGATGGCTGTCGGTATGGGCGGGCTTCGTCCGGAGAGTGCATTCCTCGGCATCGTCAAGAAGAAGTGAGCGCGTCTCTTTTATAAGCAGGAGGGAGGGGAGATTCCTCTCCCTTTTGTCTTTGCAATTATAACTCAATACCTAACTTCGTTTTATAAGGAGGAAAGACATAATGCTCACAGCGACCAGTAAACTTGATGCCATCAACACAATCCTCTCCTCCATTGGGGCAGACCCCGTGAACACCATTGATGAGGAGATCGACGTTGATGTAGCGAATGCCGTCCGCATCATGGACCGTGTGTCCCGAGACATTCAGCGTCAGGGATGGGATTTCAACACTTATGCGTTGACGCTCTCACCGGAAGCATTCACAAGCCGTATTCCGTGGATTCCTACAATCATATCATTCAAAGCAACAGACGGCGGGACATACGCCAAACGAGACAACTACTTCTTTGATGTCGTGCAGCAGACTTATACATTTACACACGACATTCAACTCAGCGCTATTATGGCGATTGATTTTGATGACCTGCCTGATTGCTTCCGCAACTACATCGCGGCACGGGCTGCTTTGATATTCCAAGCACATTTTATGGGAGATGCTTCCTTGTCACAGGACCTTACGTATGCTGCACAGGAAGCCTATCAAGATATTGTGTCTTATGACATGCATATGGGGGATTACAACATGCTCAACTATATAGGCGTTTCGCCGGTATTGGAGAGAAGCTGATGCTTTACTCTCAACAGATCAAGAACCTTGTCTCTGGTATTTCTCAGCAGCCGCCGATTCTGCGTCTCCCGGAGCAGCTTGAAGAGCAGATCAACGGCTTTTCCACAGAAGCGAGCGGCCTGCAGAAACGACCGCCCACCGTCTTTTTGGCAAACCTCTCCGATAAGATCGGGGAGACACATACACCGCTCATGCACTTCATCAACCGTGATGAGCACGAGCGCTATATCATGTACTTTTACAACGGTCATCTGGACATCTTCGGTCTGGATGGGAGCAAGAAGAGCATCACCATCAAAGATGACCCGTCCTATCTGAACGTCACCAATCCGAGGAAAGACCTTCGCGTAATCACGATTGCGGACCACACATTCATCTTGAATCGAAACGTCAAGGTGAAAATGACCGCTGAGAAAACCGCCGATGCCTTCAACACACAGGGAGCCCTGGTGCATGTCAAGCAGGGACAGTACGGCCGTACCTATCGCATTTGGGCAGACGACAAACTTGTCGCCTCTTATGAGACACCTGACGGCAGCGATAAGTCCCACACAAAGATGATTGACACCAACTTCATCGCGACAAGGCTTGCCGAGGAAGCACGAAAGGCAGGCCTTACCGTAGATGTTGGCAACACATGGCTTCGGCTGCATGGCACTAAAAAGATTGCGACGCAGGACGGCTTCAACAATCAGGCGCTTATCGGCACCGTAGGTCATATTCAGAAATTCTCCCTGCTCCCTGAGACCGCTCCCGACGGCTTTGTTGTCAAAGTCGCCGGAGACCCGAAGGGGAACAACGCAGGAAGCTATTATGTCAGTTATGATGCGTCTGAAGGTGTCTGGAAGGAGTGTGCCGCCCCCAATATCCCCATAGCGATTGATGCCTCCACCATGCCCCACGCCCTTATCCGGGAGAGTGACGGCAGCTTTACATTTTGCCGTAAAGAGTGGGGGAAGAGAACCGCAGGGGATGAGGACAGCAACCCGCTTCCGTCCTTCATCAATCAGACCCTCAATGACATTTTCTTCTACCGCAACCGCCTCGGTGTGCTCAGCGGGGAGAATGTCATCCTCTCTGAGAGTGCAGAGTACTTCAATTTTTGGATGACAACCGCAAATGACATTCTTGACACTGACTGTATCGACGTGCCAACAACAACCACGCGCATCAACATCCTCAACTTTGCTGTCCCCTTCAATCAGAGCCTTTATTGTTTCTCGGACACAACGCAGTTCACGCTTTCTTCCGATACTGTGTTGTCTCCGAAGAACTGTGCTCTTGTGGAGGTCACAGGCTTCAACGCATCACCGACCTGCCGGCCGATCGTCGCGGGGAAAAACCTTTACTTTCCAGCCGAACGTGCGGAGTATACCTCTATTAAGGAGTATTACAACGTACAGGACATTGCAGACATCAAAAACGCACAGGACATCACCTCGCATGTAGCGAGCTACATCCCGAACGGTGTCTATCAAATGGTCGTAAATACGAACGAGAATATCATGCTCTTTCTGACAGAGGGAGACACACATTCTGTTTATGTTTATAAATACCTCTTTTTGAATGAGCAGCGCGTACAGGCGTCATGGTCGAAATGGCGAATGAGTGGTAAGGTCTATGGGGCTTTCTTCATATCATCTTCCTTGTATGTTCTCCTAGATCGCGGAGGAAAGCACATTTTAGAGCGGATGGATTTCACTGAGAATACAAAAGACTTCCCGCAAAAGGAACCGTATCGTGTGTATCTGGACAGCAAACTAATTGCCAAGCACGGTAAATACGACGCAGCCTTCGACTGCACAGAATATAATATCCTGCAAGAGTACGACTGTACGGGCCTTACGGATATAGATGCAGTGGGCTATGTGCTTCCAAACGGTAAATATGAAGTCGTTCCGCGCAATGAACTCGCAGAAGGCACTAAGATATATGTGACAGGAGACCATACAAAAGAGCCTGTTGTCTTAGGTATTCCTTACTGTTTCCATATTCAGCTCGGGACCATTTACATCAGGCAGGAAGACCGCAGCGGCGGTCTGAAAGCCGTCACCAACGGACGCCTGCAGATTCGCAGCATCGACCTCAATTATAGTGAAACAGGTGCCTTTGTGGCAAAGGTCAAAAGCCACCACCACACCTATACATATACAATGACAAATAAAGAGATCGGTCAGATGGTATTTGGAGCAGTTACATTTGACACAGGGAGCTTCCGCATCCCCGTACAGTCGCTGAATACCGCTTATGAATTGACCATTGAATCGAATATGCCATTCCCCGTGTCGCTGATTGGCTTCATGTGGAAAGGCAGCTTTGTGCCCAGAACGAAAGGAGTGTAAACATGGGTGTAGCATTTACCTTAGGCTCTTCGCTTCTGGGTGTCTATTCCCAGAATAAGGCACTCGAAGCACAGGGAAGAGCCAACCGCGAGACAGCCCACAGTATGGTTCAAAGCATGAATTACAACCTGCAGAACCTTGAACAGGAGCGTCGCGATATCTTTGAAGCAACTGTGCAGGAACTGGAACGCACACAGATGCAGGGCAGACGCCTTTCTTCGTCCGTCAATGCTGCAGTGAATGAGGGATTGTCCGGGGGCGGGCGTACCGCCTCCCTCCTCATGCGCAGCAGTGAGGCAGACACTAATAGAGCAGCACAGAGCGTCAAAGACAATTATCAAAAGAGGAGCAACGAGATTGATCTTAACAAGGAAGCAGCACTCCTCAATACAAGGGCACAGATACGTTCCATTCGAGAAGTACAGAAACCGTCCTTCCTCGGAACCCTTGTGTCTCTTGGTACGGCGTACCTCGGAGCAAAACAGGAGCAGGAGAAGATCAAACTCATGCGTGCCCATGCAGGTGTAGGAAACGAGAAGCCTGTTATGGGAACGGGCGGTGTTCACTTCAACTGGGATGTCGCCAACCAGATTTACAAGGCATCCTATCAGCCCTTCCAGTTCAGCAGTCTCCTCGGTCCTATTAGTCCGAAGCAGACAAAGTTTGCCTTTGACGTGCCAAACCCGTTCAGTCAAGACAGACAGACCATCAACTACTTTTAAAAGGAGGAAATAAATGCCAACAGCAATCTCAGGGGCGATCGGCACCGCACGGCAGTTCACACCGCAGCCCGATGCCGGCTATGTCGGACGCTATGCAGGTGTCCCCCCCTCTTCGATCAACGCCTCCTTTAACCGGAGTGAGCAACTTTCTCAGAACATGATGCAGCTCTCAGCAGCTCTCAGCAGTTATCGTGTGTCTCACGAAAGCTATATGAGCGACATGGGCAGTATTGAGGCACAACGGATGATTCAAGGTGAGAGTGAAGAGAGCATTCGGAAACTCAATGCCATTGATGCCGCACAGCAGGAGGGCTTTGCCGACAGCCTCAGTAACCCCTATTTCAGGGCAAACGCTGAGCGCCTGCGCGGCGGTTTTTTGTCTACCGTCATGAAGAACCAGTATGACGAAAAGTATGCCTTAACGCCGGCCCGAACCGCACAGGAAGAGGCCAATCGTTACAACCAGTTCGCAAAAGACTGGCAGAAAGAGAACCTTGAAGGGGACAGTGCTCCCGTCAACATGACCGCCTTTTCGACGGGCTTTAATGAAAATCAGCTCATCAACATAGGCAATCTCATGGCGACATGGGAGAAGAAGAATTACGAGAATGAAGTCACCACAACAATGGCATCCGTGCAAAGTCAGCTTGGAGATGTCATTAAGGAGGCTCCGGAGCTTTTAAAGACCAATGGACTTGTCACACAGCGCGTGCAGGAAATCTTTAATAATGTACGTCTGATGGGTCTCCCGGCTCAGTACCGTGCCAAACTCCTCAATGATTTTGCCGAGGAATTTATCAAGACAGGTCACATCGACGGCACTCGTCTTTCGCAGATGATGGACAACATCACCATCCAAACGAACTTCGACGGTACGGAGATGAAAGCCTCGCAGCTTGTTGACATGATGTCTTTTAAGACAATGGCAAGTGAGTACAGTGCCCAGTTCCATACACAGGAGAAATATGACTGGGTGGAAGCACAGCGCAAGACCGGCAGTCTCAAAGGCGCTCTTGCTGAAATAGCAGAGTGGAGACAAACAGACCCTGAAAAGGCCCGCGAATATAATAAACTCATTCCCTCCATTAAAGCAGGCATTGAGCATGATGAAGCAGAACGCGCAGCAGAGATGCGCCGTCGGATGGCGGCCACAGGACGGACAAGAAGCGGCGGTGGAAACCGTAGCATCACCGACCCCGCTGCAGCGAGTGACATCATCTCCGCTTGGGTGAACGGCAATGATATTGTCAACGGACTTCCGGTCAAGACATATACCATAGATAAGGACATTCTTTATGGCACAGCCCTTCCCCTTTTACAGCGCTTCGTGGGAGAAGGGAACTGGGATAGTACCTATCGCCTGATGGATATGCCGCAGCTGAGCGGGATGCGGGAATCGTTCTCTACATCTCTTGCAAACATTCTCAGCTCGATCATGCCGACCGATGATGGTGGTGTAAACATTGGAAACAATGAGCAGATACGCTCCTTTGTAGGAGGTATTATCAACAATCCCGCTGCTGTTGCCAACACCTTCGGAGGTGATCTTGCTCGTGAGGCATACACGCTAAAGACACTGATTACCTCCTTTGGTGGAGGAGACACAGGAATGCAGCAGGGGCTTCGCCTTTATGCAGAGGCACACCAAACAGCACGTCTCAACCCGGATGTACACAAGGCGAACGCAGAGGCTGCAGAAGATCACATGCTCGGCTTTACGATCAACAATGTACCTTCTGCGAATGGCAGTACGGATTGGGCTGACTTCGGTTTATCTGCAAACCAATTCGTCGCAAATGACATTCAAAAGTTCTGGACAACACTCTATGATGCTAATTATGACCCTGAACGCGCTCTTAGTGCAGTCAATGAAATGGTCCGTCAAAACTACGAGACCTATCATTGGGGTGTCTATCCGAAGGATGTCCATTACAACATCGGCACCGATAATGATGCTTATTGGTTCAAACAGGCAATCAATTCCTACATCTATAAGACATGCGGTGACGGGGCATCCACAGTGGATTATGAGACAACAACGATCGGCTATAATTCCGGCACACGTATCTTTACATTCACCTGCAATAATCGTGGAGAGATGCGTCAGATCACTCTATCTCAGCTGCATAAAGAGGCACGGGCCTTGTATCAGAATAGAGACACCAATACGGAGACCTCTCTTACTGATGATTCATCCGTAGATATTGATGACATTAATCAGCAGCGAGCCGATTCTTACTACACAAAATGGAACACTGAAATCGACTAAGAAAGGAGACCTATGGCAAACGAATACAATGCCCGCCGTGTCTGGGGCTTTCTGACGGAGAACTTAGGGTTGGATGACAACCGAGCTGCCGCCATCATGGGGAACATCTCACAGGAATCCGGCTTCAACACAGGTGCTATCTCCTTTGACGGGGAGGGCAGCCTTGGTATTGCCCAGTGGACATATGATAGGCGCACAGCACTAGAAGCCCTTGGCGGTGACCCCACAGACCTCGACACACAGCTTCAACATTTTCATAATGAGATTGTTGATGGGGGAGCCCGTCATTATGCATGGGCGAACCTTATGTCAAACGGAGGCAGTCTTTACGATCTTGTGTCTCAGTGGTGCGACGACTTCGAGGCCCCAGACCCTAAATATGCCTATAAGGACCGGCGCTTCAGCGAAGCACAGCGTTACCTTCAGATGTTTGGAGGCGGCCGGGGAGAGAACTACACAGGTTCCCTCGGGGATATTCTTGCTCCTCTGCATGCAGAGAAATCCAACTATGTCATGTACGGAGACCTAAACCCTGCAACCGTAGATTACGCTGATGAACAGCCTGTCCCGACCGCTTCCATGCTTGAAGCAATGACAACCAATCTCCTTGATTCCGTTACCACTTCCGGCATCGCCAACGCTCTTCAGTATGTCTGGGGCGGTATCGCCCACAGCGGTAAATGGTGGTTCGAGAAGAAAGACCCTGTCACACAGGAGGATGTCAACTATGTGCAGCAGGCGCTTCCCGGCGACAAAGACGCACAGCAGTTTATTCTACTCAACGGGCGAGACAGTCAGGAAATCCGTTGGCTCGTCAATCAAAAGCTCGTTGACCGCAATCGTCAGGCACTTGTTGAGAAGTGGAAAGAGCAGAATGACAGCATCCTTGCAAAACTCCCCGTGTGGACTGCAGGCGGTGCAGGTTATCTTCTTGACCCACTGAATCTGATTCCGATGGGCAGTGCTATCAAAGGAACACAGATGGTTGGACGCCTCGGTAACGCCATCCGCAACGTCGGTAAGGCTCGTGAGATTGCACAGATCGCCGCTAAGACCGGCTATGAGCTGACAAAGATGAATGCTCCGATTGCAGGTGCCATGGCGACAAATGACTACCTGAAGAACCGCTTCGGCGGGGAAGATGTCAACTATGCCTATGATATTGGGGCTGCCATGATCGCCGGAACTGTCTTGTCGTTAGCAGGCGTCGGAGCTGGGAAGGCCTTGTCCTCTCTCCGCGGACGCAGAACCCTCACCGCAGAGGTCGCAGAGGTGGCCGACCGTGCCGAGACAAAAGCCTATATGGAAGCTGCCAATATCGACCCTGCAAAGATACACAGCGAGACCATCGGACACATGAAAACGCTTCATGATGCAGACTTTGGCAAGAAAATTGGTTCCAAGATTTATGACCGCTTCGAGCAAAATGGACGTGTCATTGCAACAACCTATGAGAAAGCCCGTGCTGCTGTCTCACGCATCTCAGGAATTGAGATTCCGAAAGACGCCAAAGCATTCTATGTTCCCAATGAGGACTACACCGTTCTCATCACAGACAATATCAAGAACACCGCCCATGTTGAGAGCCTTCTTGCACATGAGTTTGGTGTTCATGCGGGCCTTGCGGACAGCCTCGGCCAAAAGGAATATGCCTCCCTCATGAATCAGGTTCGGCAGAACATGAACAAAGAAGGGCACGCCTTCAATGAGCTGCGCCGCAAGTATGACACACAAGACCCCGAAGAAGTCTTTGCACACGCCGTAGAGGAGGATATGCTTCCCTCTGCCCTTGTGTCTCGTATCAAGGGAGGTCTGAACAAAGCCCTCGGAGGGAGTGGCTACAATATTAAACTATCCCGCGATGACGTTAAGAACCTCTTGAAAGCACAGGCAGAGCAGAAAGAGCGCATGTGGCATGGCTTCTATTTCAACGATGACGGCACAAGCGCCTTTGCGGGGGTTCAGTTCTCCCGTGACAACCTGCTCAACCCGCAGCTTTGGGCTGACTTCTACGCCCTTGAACCAACCATTACGCGGGAGACGCAGACCGACATTGGCACACATCTGCCCGGCGGTGCACAGAAGCTCCTGCAGAAGGTGACCAAGGGAATGGAGCAGGGGCCTTTTGGTCTGATGCTCAACTCTCCGTCCAACACCGCACGGAAGTATGCCGCACAGCTCTTTGCAGATGCTCGCGGCAGAGGCATGGGCAACGTGACCACCATCGCCGCCGAAGAGCAGAAGGAATATATACTGCGCCGTCTCGGTGAATCCTATCTTGAGATGGCAGACGCCCGCTCTCAGTGGATTCGGCGACAGAAGAAACTTCCGGCCCGCAGTGCACAGCTTGCCTTTGACGAGATGGTCACCCTCCGCTACAACGAAGATATTGCGGGACACAAAGCCTCCAAGATAGGAGAGGTCCCCGCCGAAGTTGACCGTGCCGTAGCTGCTCTTGAGCAGTATCGCAGGGAGCAGATCGAGATTGGGCAGAATAGTGCCCGTTGGTTCGGTGCACGTACTGACAACCTCATTGACAAGGACTGGTATGAAGTGGACCCGGAACTTTGGCGCATCGTCAATGATGACCGACGCGGTGCCTTCCTTGCCCACTTCAACAAGCACGAGGATGCCGTCAAGGCCCTCTCCGACTATTACTACCAGATGGCCGACCGTGATGTCATCGAGGCAAAGATACTCCGTGACATCAAACGTTCCAACGACAGACTTGACACAAAGAACAAGGAGCGTGCAGAGCGTGGCCTCGAACCTCTGGAAGTAGACAAAAAGGAAGAGACCGTCACCCCCGACATGATCGAGGAGTGGCTGAAAGCCCGCATCCCCGCTGCCGTTGATCATGCGCTCAAGACACCGCTTGACCCTCTGGACGCACGGAACATGGGAACGCTCGGCAAACTCAGCTTCCTTGACACCCGCATCCCGATGGACACATCCGGCGTCATGCGGATGCTCCCCGGCACCCCCAACGAATTTGAATTTTCCTTTGACAACAATCTCAGGGACTTTGACCTTGACAACATCATCCAAAAGAATATGCAGCGTTTCGCCGGTGAGATTGCCGTCAAGAATGTCTTTCACAGCGAAGCGGGGCTTCAAAAGGCCCTTGGGAAGATGCAGCAGGAACTTGAGCTCAGCGTTGATAAAGGAGCCTCCAACAAAAGTGCTCTGAACGACTATGAGGACATCAAGCAGGCCATCATGGAACTGCGCGGCATGCGTCCACGTGAAGATGTCATGGGCCGTGCAGGGGCTCTTGTACGCCTCGGCCTCAATCTCTCCTATGCCAAGAATGGTGCGAGCATGGGCTTTGCACAGCTCGGTGAGATTGGAGGGGCCATCGGCTATGGAGGGGCCCGTCAGCTCTTTGGTGTCATCCCCGCCCTGCGGGACCTTTCCGCAGACATCAGGCATGGCAAAGTCACAGCAGAGGCCTACCGCGAGGCAGAACGCTTTATGTTCGGGCGCAGCCTTGAAGCAGAGGTCTGGAATACCAACTACCAAGACCGCGTTGTACGTGATGCCCTCACCAAGAAGAACAGCATTGCCAACAAGCTCCTGATTGGAGCCTCTGATATGGTGCAGAAGCTCGGCAAGGTGACCTCTACGCTCAATATGCTTCCGAAGATGACAGACAGTATGTATCGCATGATGCGCTCTGAGTACTTAGCAGATGCGATGGCATGGGCTGAGGGCAAGACCTTCAGCAAGCTCCGTGACCCCTTCTCTGCAGCAAAGCTCAAGGCTTCCCATGTCACAGGCAAAATGGCAGAGACCATCAAGACCAACCTCAGGGAAGCAGCAGTGCTGAACGAGAGGGGAGAGGTCATTCGTCTTGACATGGCCGGATGGCGAGACAAAGACCCCGAGAGTTACTTCAAGTTCCTCAGTATGGCAGAGACACAGGCACAGCGTGCCATCATCTCAGGCACACGCCAAGGCAACAAGAACATCCTCAAAAGCAAGAAATGGTGGGCGAAGGTACTCTTCCAGTTCAAGGACTACAACCTCCGTGCCATCAACGCACAGACCCTTCGTGCCATGACTGCAGGAGAGCTTGATGACGGGATTGCTTTTGGTATGTCTATTGCCACGAATCTGGCCGCGTACATGCTCCGTGCAGGTGCAGTCTATGCGTCGATGAAGGCAACCGGCATGGATGAGAAAGCCGAAGAGTATTATAAACGCATGTTTGATGAGGGACAGCTCCTTCGCGTGGCAGCCTTGCGCTCGGCCTTCACATCCCCTGCGAGTTTCGGCAACGACTTCTACGAGGCAGTCACCGGAGCACCTACCATCCGCACCACTGTTGACCGATCGGCCGCACGCCAAAAGGAACGCAGTGATTCTGATATTGCAGGAGACTTTGTGTCTCAGCTTCCGGCCGTCAAGGAGATGTTCGGCATCCCGCTGAATGCTCTCTACGCCGGTTACCATCTGATTGAGGATGATGCAGCCAAGAGAGATCTCAAAGCCCTCTACAAGGCTCTTCCGCTTCCGAACTTCATTCCCTTCATGACCTACATCGATCATGTCATCGGGAGCAGTGACTATCCCGATAAGAGACCTAAGAAATAAGGAGACAACATGCAAAATAAAGCAACCGTATTCTATAAAGGAGGGAAGGAGACATATACCTTCCCTTTTCCTTATCTCAGCAAACAATTTGTCAAAGTTCGCTACGACCAGGGCAACACCTCCACACCTCTTATGTATAACAAGGATTATACTGTTGAGGGACAGACCGTTAAACTAACCACGGCAGGCAGCGAGCAGGCCACCATCTGCATCTATCGCCAGACACCAACCGGCAGCCTTGTGGACTTCAATGACGGCAGCATCTTGCTCGCCTCCGAGCTCGACAAAATGAGCGTGCAGCTCCTGCATGTCGCCGAGGAGAACAACGATGCCATCTTCCTGAGCGGTATGTTTACCGATGACGGTGCATGGCAGGCAGGCGGCAAACGCATCAAGAACGTAGCAGCACCATCGGCGCCTTCAGATGCTGTGAACCTTGAATATCTCGACGGCGTCGGTGTAGTCCGTGCTGATGAGCTGCGACGTATCGAAAAGAATATTTCAGGTATAGCAGAGGAGGTTGAGCGTGATCGAAACATCACGGCAAACAACTCACAGGGTGCTGCAATAAGTGAGCTAAATGCAAAGCAGAGCGAAAATAATGCAAAGACCTCCGAAACACTCGTGAGGGGCATGCAGCATGCGGCCGCTCAGTACACCGATACAACGCGCCAACTCTCAGAGGAAGCCAGAGACTTCAGGGATGCAGCAGAGATCGCCGCAGACACCGCGAAGCAGGACGCTCTGGCAGCAAACACGAGCGCAAACAATGCCGGTGCATCGGCAGCAGCCGCCGCTGAGAGTGCTAAGAAGGCTGCCGCTTCAGCAGGGTTGGATGGTCTTGTCAAAACCGAGAACATTGCAGATGAAGCGGTCACATTCCAGAAACTGAATCCAATGACAACAGCAGCCCTCGAACTTGTCCCTATACAGAGAATGCGTACTACAATGAGTACAAACCCCATAGATTGGGAATTTCCTCTTGCAGGGAACTCGAAAGTTCAGGTAGGGAACAACCCTGCATACTTTGATAAGATAAAGGTAAATACGGCTGCTGCCCTGCCTCCCACCGGACGGTCACAAGCAAATGTCTACCTTATAGAAGTTCTTAGTAAGGGGATAGGGAGTTACACAATCCCACTTTATTATACCTTTTCTGCACGGGTTTTTAATGCCCTTTGCTACCTCAAAGGTTCCATTGTTATTTTTGATGGAACGGCTTCATCCCTGCTTACGTTTGCAAGGGATGGTTCTGAATATGTACAGTTGACGCTGCATACTACGGGACAACAGCATTTAATCCAACGGATTTTAGGAATCACTTTTTAAGGAGGACAACTACCATACTACACTATATTCAAAACCTCTGGTCCACCACAGAACTGACCTTAGGCGCCATCTTCGGCATCTGCTTCACCTGCTTTGACAAAGCTGTCGGCGGTATTGACGCCTCCATCGAGGCCCTCGCCGTCCTGATGTGTCTTGATGTCATCACAGGTGTAGCCGTCGGATTGAAGCAGCACCGCCTGAGTTCTGCGATCGGTTCCAGAGGGCTCTTTAAAAAAGCAGGTATCTTTGTCTGTATTCTGATTGGCTTCCTCCTTGACACCGCTATGAGCCTTGATCTCTTCAGGGATATGGTGATTGCAGGCTTTGCCCTGATCGAGGGGTTGAGCCTTGTAGAGAACATTGACCGTCTGGGCTATGGATATATCATCCCTGCGTTCCTACGGACAAAGCTTAAACAGATAGCAGATGAAAAGAACATCATCGAGAAAGGAGACAACAAAAATGAAACGAGGAATTGATGTTTCCGAAAATAATGGGTGGGTCAACTGGGATGCTGTGAAGGCGGCCGGATATGACTTTGCCATCATCAGGTGTACCTACGGGCGTACCGGCGTCGATGAGATGTTCCGGCGCAACGTCCACGAGGCGCACCGCGTCGGGCTTCTTGTCGGCGCTTACCACTACGGCTATGGCCTGAACGAATGGCAGGCCCGTGAGGAGGCACGTCACTGTCGCCGCATCATCGACGAGGCCGGCGTCCTTCTGGAACTTCCCGTATTCTATGACATGGAGGATGCAGACCAGTACAAGGCACGCAGGGGCTTCGCCTTTGACCCCGCAGAGATGACCGCCATGTGTAGAGCCTTCATTGACACCCTCGGACTTGACTGTGGCATCTACGCCAGTTATCACTGGCTTACCAATTATATTGATTGGAGGAGCCTTGGATGCGCCGTGTGGAATGCCGAGTGGGGCAGCACCGATGACATCAAGGGCTACATGTGGCAGTACACCGACAGTGCACAGATTGGAGGAAAGAGTTTTGATGCAAACATCCTTTATACGTAAGGGATGGAGCAAGATCAAGAAGAGCCGCCTGCGGGCGGTTCTTTTTGTTTGTCTTGCCATCCTTGCCGTTGTGCTTTGTGTCTATGGATGCAAGAGCACGCAGAAAGACAACCAGATCGAAAACACCGTCATCATGACACCCGAAGAGGCGACGAATGAGAACGTCCTTCGGAACGAACTCAAAATCAACAAACCGAATGCCCATGCGGCAGCAGAGATGATTTCGGATGCACAAAGGGGCCTGAGACGCCCTCAGACCGTCTATAACGAGTTTTCTGGGGCAGGGGGTAGTGTTGCCCATACCGTGAAAGAAAAACTCGATAGGAACGACCCTACGCTCCCTCCTGAAGCCCTCGCAAAGACAGACAAAACCGTCGTTGCTGAGCAGCCGGAGAACAAAGAAGTTCCTGTCGGCATCTACAAAATCAACACCTACCGCAACTGGGAACTGGGAGTAGGTGTGGGTGTCCATGACGACAAAGCATACATCCCCATCAGCCTTCAGCGCAACTATAAGAAAGACCGCTCTGTTGTCTTAGAACTGCACTATGATCTGAAAGACAATAAGGTCAATGGAGGAGAAGTACAGTGGAAGGCTCATTTTTGAACCTAGGGGAATGCAGTATTTGTGCTTATCGGGTGCACGGCGAAGGATGTAGTGGATGTGAGGAATTTCTAATACAGATTCCAGGTGAGTGGCTGCTCCATCCTCATCCATGTCAGGCATTCAAACCACTATCTAGAAAAGGAGACAAACAACATGACTAACGTGGATAGGTACGCCCCCCGTGTCGAGACACTTATTGAGTATACAGAACTGAATGCCGGTGAATGTGGTGATTCCGCATGGGCTGAGAAACTGAAGCGTGCTTATGCAAAGGATTATGATACGCTCGACTATGCCTTCATTGATGTATTCCGCGCGTGGGCAGCGAAGCATAATCTCTAATTGAAAGGAGACAAACAACATGGCAGGAATCAAACTTCCGCAGGAACTCATTGACGCCCTAGCACAGCAGGAAGCCAACGCACTCATCGAGGGACTGAATGACCCAGAGATGCGCAAGAACCCTGCTTTTCTTGCAAAGGTGCGGCAGTTCCTCAAAGACAACGACTTCATCACCACCACCGAGACCGAGGGCGTCGAGACCATTGTCCGCGACATGCAGAACATTCCTGATCTGGTGAACGGTGCAGAGGTCGTCCATTGAACTGGTCGGAAGCTGATATAGAAAAGGCCCGGAAACACTTCTGGGCTTTTGTCTATATCGTATGGAAAAGTATTGGTCTCCCGAATCCCACCCCCATCCAGGTGGACATAGCACAGTACCTTCAGAACCCTCCGAGCGACCGCGTTATCATCCAAGGATTTCGCGGCGTTGCCAAGAGCTTCCTGACGTGTGCCTATGCTGTGTGGCGTTTGTGGCAGGACAGGGATTTAAAAGTCCTCATCATCTCAGCATCAAGAGACCGTGCTGATGACAATGCACGCTTCATCAAGAGCATCATCCGCACACTGCCTTTTCTCGCTGATATGAAAGCGGATAAGACACAACTAGACACACAGAACATCTTCAACGTCGGAGGTGCACAGGCAGACATCTCGCCGAGCGTCAAGTCCGTCGGTATCACCGGGCAGATCACAGGCACACGCGCCGATCTTCTAATTTCCGATGATGTCGAGGTTCCGAAGAACTCCGGTACACAGCTCCAACGAGACAAACTCTCTGAGGCAGTCAAGGAATATGATGCCATCCTAAAACCGGGTGGACAGATCATCTACCTAGGCACACCACAGAATGAGGCAAGCCTCTATAACGTCTTACAAAAGCGCGGTTATAGCACCCGCATTTGGCCCGTCCTTTATCCGGAGAACGAGGCAGAACTTGAATCTTATGGTAACAGCCTTGCTCCCTTTATTGCAGATCGGTACCGCAGTGACCCAGACAAATACAAAGGAACCTCCACGGACCCGCAGCGTTTTGATGACATCGAGATTGAGAAGCGCCGCTTGTCTTATGGGCGTGCAGGTTTTGCCCTGCAATTCCTGCTCAACACCAACCTCAGTGACTTTGAGAAATATCCGCTCAAAGTCTCCGATCTCATCATTGACAGCCTGGACCCACATGAGACATCTATGAAATGGTCGTGGGCGAACGGGCCTCAACAAAGACTGCAAGACATTCCCTGCGTCGCTATGAAGGGCGACATGTACTATGCACCTCTCAGCAGATCACCGGAGACACAGCCCTACACAGGGACCGTCATGGCGATCGACCCAGCAGGGCGGGGGAGTGATGAGAGCGCCTATGCCGTCATGAAGGCCCTTAATGGCTATCTCTTCCTGATGGAAGTTGGAGGCTTCACAGAGGGATATAGTGATTTGACACTCACACAGATGGCACAGCTTGCAAAATTCTGGGAGGTCAATGAGATCATCGTAGAGGCCAACTTCGGTGACGGTATGTTCACCAAGATCATGACACCAATTTTTACCAAGATTCACCCTTGTGCCATCACCGAGGTCAAACACACCAAACAGAAAGAACTGCGTATTATTGACACACTAGAGCCCATCCTTATGCGGCATAAACTGATTGTCAACCAGAGTGTCATCGAGAGCGATTACCGCCGCTATGAGAGCGGACAGGCCTACTCCCTGATCTACCAGATGACACGCATCTGCCGAGACAAGAATGCCATTGCCCACGATGACCGCCTTGATGCCGTCACAATGGCAGCAGCCTATTGGCTGAGTGTCATGGACACCGATGGAGACAACAAAGAGGAAGAAGGGCCCCGGAGCTTTGAAGATATGGTTCTGGAAGGTGTGCTGACACAGCCGGAAGAGTACGGGAGTAAATGTGTCAGAAACATTAAAGATTTACGATACTAGATTAAAATAATCTAGGTGGTACACAAATATACAAAAATTGAAAAAATCTTAGGTGGTACACAAGTCAGAAGGAAGGGAGAAAAGTTATATAAGAGACATCAAGTCTCCTGCTTCGCAGGATTCCTTGATGTTGTCTCAGAGATCAGATACACACTCTATAAAATAACTTCAAGCTGACCTACGAAGTGAGGAGCTTGAACCTTTCTTATCCTTCTCCTTGTGTTCCTTGCTTATAGCAGCCTCTCGCATCGTAAAGCCCAAGATCAGAATGAAGAATCTTTACGGATGCGAGAGGATGACTATAAGTTCACCTTACACACTATGCTATTATCATTCCAAAAAGACAAACAAAACAGAGGAAAGGAAAAAAAATAAAATGTTCAACAAAGAATTAGATAATTTCTTCTCGACAAAAGAAGGAACATGGGATAAAATGATAGCGTTCAGTCCTAAAGATGTTGCTACCATGTTAGGCATCCCATTCTCAACAATATCTCAGTTCATGAGAGAGGGGAAGATAAAGACATATAGGATAGGCAGACATTACAGAGTAACCCGCCAAGACCTCTATCGCTTCTTTGAAGATAATGAATGCGTTGTTCTATAAGCACCAATAAGCACCTAAAGACATGTAACAGCGTTGAAATTCAAGGAAAAACATGTTTTGTGATACAATAATCATGATTGTGCGAGGAGGCGGCGAATGGAACAAGCCCATA